AAGTTTTAATTTACCCGCAACAAGTGCTGTGCCAAACTTTTCAGTTTCAGAAGCCATCTTAACAGTTTGCATTGTAAACTGTCCAGTAGACAGCATTGTATTTTTAAATGCTGTCTGAGCTGCTTGTAAATCTTTTGTTAATTGCGGACCTAAACCTACGCCCGCCACACCTTTATTAAGTGCATCAACTTGTACTTGAAGGGATTTTATTTGAGCATTAACCGCAGAGAAGTCGCCAAGTGCAACTATATTTAATTCTATCTTTGCCAAGTTATGCTCTCACCCCCTGTTATTCCATTGACATAAAGCCTAAGCCTTCGCCAACTCCAAAGCCTTCTTTGGATGCAATATTTGCATTCCGAAGAGCTGCAACATCTTCTGGCTCTTTATTACCTTCTTCAAGGTCTACACCATTGATTGCTGCAAAGAACTTCATTTGTCTTTCTTCTTTTTCCCTTATTGCTTTTACCAAAGCATTAAGTTCATTGATAGAAAGATTTTCCTCTAGTTCATCAAAATTTTTCCAATGACCTAAAGAAAAAATCTCAGACTCTAAGGAGCTTAGATCTAGTTCGTCCCAACTAGAGCCGCTCCCAGAAGGTTTGGGTCTGTGAGCTTCAAACCTCCAGCAACTTCAAGAATCTTCATCATAGTAGGAGTGTCAATAACTTCCTCAAACTTGTCTTTATCAGCAAGATCTTTTCTTCCTAGACCATCTACACATATAAGTGCTGCTTCTACAAACTGGTCCATAGCATCTAGCTCTGTTTTATTTTCATCAATTCCCATGGAGTTTACAACTTCCATGAACTTTCTTAACTGTTTAATAGGCAGTGGTTTTAGAGTAATGGTTGAACCATCACTTATTTCAATATCTACTGTATCATATACTGTTGTTGCCAATTTATAGCTCCTTTGTTGTTAGTTAAATTATACCAATATAATTAGTATAAACAAACTCAGAACCCCCGCCTTTCGGCAGGGGTCTGAAATCTATATTAAGTTGTAATTTAGTATTGTTTAGAATGTGCCGTAGACACGATCAATAACAACACCATATTCTGCACCAGCGTATGCTGGATCAGAATCAGGCAAGCAACGGAAGTTCACTGGGAACACTGTTGCTGCATCACGCTTCAAAGCATGCATTGTTGTATCAATTGAAACAACACGACGTGCAACGTAGACACGCTCTTTCTGACGAGCAACTGTAGTAACAGAACCTGTTCCTACTGAAACGACTGGTGTAGCACCGCCGTTAGATGCTGGATCATTGAAAGCCTTTGATGTACCAATTTGTGCTGGAGCTTGTCCAACTGCAATAAGCACACGCTCTACTGGAGCATCTCCCAAAGCACCTGCTGCAATGTTTAATGTTGCTGCTGGAGTATCTGGAGTGCTGTTAACGTTAGAATCATTATTAAGAATTGCTGGAACGTTTACAACTGAGCCAGTTGAGTTTGCAACATAGTATGAATCCATTTGACCCCATGAGAACTGAAGGTTCTCAAGAGTTGCTTCTGTAAGTTCGGTCTTCAACAAAACTTTAAGTGTTTGCTTGAAAATACGAGCTGCGTCCAAAAGCTGATCAACCATTACTTCACCGTATGTTGGTTCATAAGAAACTTCAAGACCTGTGTTTGTGTATCCAACTTCACGATATCCGTTATTAGGATTCAAAAGTCCTGAACGTGCTGATGTGTTTGTTGGCAAAAGGGTTGTAAGATCTGATTGATATGTTGTTGGGCGACCTGTGTTATTTGAGCTGTTACCAACAGACACGAATAGAGATGCTGCACCAACGATTACGTTTTTTGTACTTGTAGCCATTTTTTATTTCACCACCTTATTTATTTTAAAAATTAAACCAAAAAATATGACGTGCTTCCTCATAGAAAATCATAGCATCAAACGGATATAACTCAAACTTTAGATATATCGCCCAGTGTTGGTTGCTGTGCCCTCATCTACTTCACGGGTATAAGTATAGCCTATGGACATGTCACCACTCATATAACCGCCCTCATCAATAAAGGGTTGGACGGGATTAGCTGATTCCAGCTTAAAATACAAGAATTTAAATGGGCTGTTGGCAGCGTGGGCCACATCATTTATATCAGCAGCAGAAAGCTCATATCTTCTAAATAGATCTGTAAGGAAGTTAATAATAGATATAATCTGTGAATTGCTTCTAGATATAATTTGCATAACCATAGATTCTTCAGAAATCCACCATTGAACCCCATAATTTTTTTGAATAATATCATAGGTTATATATGTTTTACCAGGCAAAAGGTTGTTGAATTCTGGTACTTGTTGTGACGGTACTATAGGTATTAGTGGATCAGAAAAACCATCAGCATAATAATCTTGTGGATCTAAAAGACCAACTCTTTGAAGTTCCGCCCATATAGCATTTCTTACATCAAATGCAGCTATTTTTGAATAATCTATTGTCATTTAATTGTAGCCCCTAAATCAACTTTATTTACAAGATTTGTAACTGCATTTCTTACAGCAGAAAGACTTCCTTTAGCTGTGCTTGAGTTTAATGCATTTGAAACATCATTAGCCAAAGACTCATAAAACCCAGAAGCATCCATAACTGTATTTGCTTTTGTAGTATACCATTCAAGCATATAACTAGCAAAAGCATTTTTAGTGTTGATCCCGCCTGGATGTAATATATTTACTTGTGTGCCTGGCTTTATAAAAGTTATTCCATTATTTCCCATAAAAGCTAAAACTCTTTTTGCTGAAAATGAAACAGGTGTTCCTGATTCCATAACTTCTGCCTTATTTCTAAATATGTTTCTTCTTGAAACAACTTTGCCTGTTTTTCCTGGAGTCAAAAGTTCTGGACTTATAGGTACTGGCATTTTTGATTGTAAAAAATTTGTTGATACTACAAGGTTTCCATAAAGTATCTGACTTCTTTCAACGACAAAAAGTCTGCCCGCTGGACTTCCTATTTGACCCCACTCATAAACATGGTGCATTTTTTTAGGATTAAGTCTTGCATAGTTATCAACGTCAATCACAAATCTCTCACCTGTAATTGAAAATATAGCTTTTGATAGCTGAGTTAAAACAGAAGGGTTTTTTAGTTCTTCTAATCCGCCCAGCCAATCTGCTAGATCTGAGCCTATTTGAGCTGCATTAACCTCAAGCTTGACTGTCATCTTGGACTTCACTTCTTAGAAGAACTGCTTCATAATAAGCAATTTTTCCAAATGGGTCTAGGACAGCGTGAGAAGCAGTAACTTCAAAAATAGTGTCTGGCTTATCATATTTATCTACTTCAACAAATATTTGTTCATTTGTACTTGTTCTAATATTGGTGACACGCCAACGCTTGCTAAGCAATTCAAACCCGTACATTTTAAGCTGCATTTTTTCATCATAAGTTAAATCAGAACCCCTGCTAAAAGATTTATTATCACTTCTAGTTGAAGCACCACGCATTTTAACTGGATCAACTTTACACTGAACCGTTCTATCATATAACCATTGACGCTTTATGGCACCCGTTGAATCTTGAACATTTTCTTGTATGTAGATATCTGCCTTCATATTAAAAACAGAGCCAGTAAAAGATCCATTTGTCTTTGATGTAAACATTAGATTATCACGATATTTGCTTTACGGTATTGATCAAGTATATTGTCTACAACAATATTTCCTGTACCGTCAAAAGCTCCGCCGCCCATTTCAAATGAAATTTCACTGAGGTTAACTTTAGACAAATATTTATTTCTCCAGTTATAATCGTTTGAAAGAATATCTTGAATTAAAAGCATGGAAGCAAGCTTTATATCTTCTGGGACATACTTATAACCCACTTGACCAACAAATCTATATAAGTATCCATCTCTAAAACGACCATACTCATAAATCTCTGGGTCCATCTCGTTGTTCCAGCCATCTGGCCAAGCTGGGTACCATATTCTAACTTGGTATCCTGTTGGACTTATTTCAGTATTGTATCCAAATGTATCGTAAACTGGATTTTGAGTTCCATCATAAACCAATATTTGGTTTTCCCAAATTTGATCAATTCTTAACATTCTTTCTGTCAATTGGATTGTATTGCCACCAATTGCATATATCTCTTGAGCACCATAATAAGTATAAAACTTAATGCCCGTATATCCTTCAATAATAGTTCTTGCAACTTTTTCTGCACTGACAATAGATTTTGGATCCATATAATTTATTTGTGATGGGATTGAACCAAAACCTAGAAAGTCTATAGTTTCTGAAACCGTAGAATATGGAGTTTCGATGGAGTAGAAATCAGTTTGAACAGTTGAGACACCATTTACTGTATAACTCCATCGAATTTCCAAAGTTCTGTTAATATTTGTTATTGCGGGGGTAAGCAAGAAAGAATAAACACCAGCGGGGTTTTCATCCACGGCATTAAGTCCCGAAAATCCTGTTATTGGATTTGCATCATTATCAGCATCATATATTGACAATGTTGGAAGGCTATCCGCTTGGGCTAGAACTCCATTATTAAAGACTTCTAGTTGTATCTTTTCCTGACTATTAGTGTTGATTGTTTGCAATCAGAACACCCCCTATTTTTTATTTATGCGTAGTATTCCTGAGCTTCTCTCGGGGTAGCAATACGGAACCCGTCCTGAGTATCAAAAATCTTTTGAGCATCTGTTTCTGACATTGCAACAAATGGGTGCTCTTGAGAAAACTCAAAGCCCATTGTTTGATATGAATGATTATTTCTTTCCATTTTTACAAGGATCTGATTTGCTGCTTTTGACATAATCTTACTTTCTCTCTTTTTCTTCTCGTTCTCTGGAATCTCAATATCTTGCTTTTCTGCATTATCAAACTTAGCATACATCTGCCAAGTGATGCCCTCTTCTTCAAGAGCTGCAATGATTTCTTGTTTTGACTTTAATCCTTGAGTTTCAATAGCAAAAGAATCTGCTACTTTTCTCAACTCACCAATTTTTAATTCTGTAAATGACATTTGACTTCCTCTCGTCATTGTTAATTATATCAGAAAATGGCTAAGGGAGCTACCTAAGTAACTCCCCGCCTTGCAACTAATTAAAAATTAGTATGTGTTTCCGTTTTGTCCACCTGTTACATTGGCGCCGTTAATAGCGGAACCGAATGAAGGAGAAGACATAGTAGAACCTGCAACCTTAACGTTCTTGACGATAACGTGTGCATCGTAGTTTTCCATTACGCAACCAACACGAATGAATAGTGTGTATTCAATTGTGTCTTTCTTTGGCTGGAACAAACGATAGACTGTTACATCACGCTTGATACCGATGATAAAGTTCTGTGGGAATGTCAAGTGGACATCACCATGGTAACCTGAAGCACCAGAATAGTCTCCTGCTACGGTCTCGTTGATCAACGGAACGTTGATAACTGGGATACCGAATGCAAAAGGAGTTACTGTTCCTGGACCACCATCGTTAGCTGCAACATCACCACGGATGATACCTGAAGCGATATCAAATGGGTTTGCTGAGCCAGCGTTAGCTGTCAAATTGAACAAGTAGTCCTGAACCAAGTTCGATCCTGTGAAGAAGCGAAGTTGATTACGGCGTTGCTTGTACTTACGTGGAAGGGTCTTAATAGCTTGGTTAAAGACTGTTTTATCAAGTCCGTATCCATTAGCGTCTACAACGTGTGCGTTGTTAAGAGCCAATGTGCGGAAACCTGCGAAAGCTGACATCAAACCTGAACCAGTTCCAGTACCGTTAATAAGGGTATCCTCAATATCGTTACCAGCCTGGGTAGCCATAAGACGTGCAATGTGATCCTCT